GTAGTGGGTACGAGAAGTCTTTGTTATGGATTCATATAGAATAGTATAGTCATAAGCCTCCTATCATGATTTATAATAGATTTATTTAGAGGTAATGAGAAATAAATAGTCCCCAATTTGGTCCCTGATTTTTGTGATAAGGACTATTTTTTATTAAATAAATCCATCGCATCTTTCTTGGCTTTGTCAGCAATGGCTATGTATGGCTTCATCGTTCGGTAATCTTCATGTCCAGTCCATTTCATTACAATTTCAGGGGCAATACCTAACATGATGGCATTGCTTATAAAAGTCCTTCTTCCGCAGTGTGTAGTTAAAAGCTCGTATTTCTTATAAGTTTCATCATATCGTTCCCCTCCTTTATAATAAGTGATAGATACAGGCTCATCTATGCCGCATAATTCTCCTAACTCTTTAAGACCGTCATTCATCTTTTGGTTAGATATAACAGGGAGAGCTAAATTATCTTCGTATGTCTCGTCTTTATATTTCTCTAATATTTCTTTTGAATAGTCGTTTAATTCGATCCTTAATGTCTCATAAGTCTTGATAGTCGTTACCTGTATGTGATCTTCAAATACATTTGTCCTTTTAAGATTTGCAACGTCTGAATATCTCAATGATGTAAAACAACAGAAACAAAACACATCTCTTACTTTTTCTAGATGGTGGCAGGTTGAAGGGATTTTGAAGTTGTATATTTTTATTAATTCTTCCCATGCAAGGTAAACGATTGCATTCTTGACCTCCTTCAATTTGGGCTGAAAAGTTGTAAAAGCCATTTCTTTATTATATCCTTTATTGGTAGCCCAACGAAGAAACCATTTTAAATTGTCTAGATTTTTTCTTATGCTGGAATTCTTTAATCCCTTTTTCTTTGAATTGACTTGTATAGTTTGCAGATAGTCAACAAATTTGGAAAGCCCCTTCTGGGTTAAATCCTCAAACTCTAACTTAGGAGCAAACTCTTTCAGTCTACGTTGTATTGTCCTATGCTCTTTGTATGTGGATTCACTCCATTGACTTTCGTGACCTTGTTCTATCATAAACTCTATATGATATTCAAATATAGTCCGTTCTGGTTTTACTTTTTTACCAAGTCTTTGGTTAAACTCATTCTTAAATTCTTCGGGGCTTGGAGATATGTTTTGCTGTTCGAAATAAAAAAAGACTGTATCACATATATCCTGGTATTTTTGAATATCCCTATTAATAATAGAAGAATGCGTTTTCTTAGCTCCATGAGTTGTATTATTCTTGCATCGCTGTGCATCTGGTATCCATTTGTCTATGTCTATACGATGCCCGACATTAAATGCAACTGTATTTCCGTTCCACTTTATCCTGTAGCGAATTTTTGCATCCAGTTTGTCTTTCTCTTTGTCTAAAAGAAATATGCAGTTTCTTTTTATATTCATAGCTTTTCTATAAAATGCTGTCAGTTAGTTTTAATGTATAGCATTTTTGTTGATTAATGTATCCTATTATTGCTTATTGCGTTTAAATTATGATAATTTGTTACTTTCTATATTGGTTTTATTCAACTTTTTTGTATTTTGCATGTTCTATTATTTTACAAATAAAACATAACCTAAACCTAATACTTACTGCCTATTGAGCATATCTTTTAAAACACATATTAAATCATCCTTAGACTTTATTGTAGCGTCTTTTTCAGATATGATTCTTTCCAAATCTTGGATACGCTGTTGTAGCCTATCGAGCTCACCCGAGTTTGATTTGTCGCTTGGGTCTAGTCGCTGTATTTCAACTTCACCGGTGGGCTTAATAATTTTTTGAGTTCCGGATTCGGGCATAGTTACGTTGACCATGTTGCCTGAAATATTTTGAGAACCGTTTCCTTGCACACCATAGTTATCTCTTCCTACGTTGTTTTTATTTTCATTTATCATATTTCCAACGCCTGTGAGTAGCCATGCTGTATTTAATTCAGGATATACAGAGGAAATTTTATCAAGAGTAGATTTTCTTATACTGTCTCCTACATTATTAACAAAACCAGTTGATAAACCAACCCCCTTTTCGAATTTTCCTTGACTTATATTTATATATGCAAGAAATGTTATTAATCTATCTTTTGTTGTCATACTGAATTTATTTCTGTATCTTTGCATCGTAACAAGTTGCAGATGTTACAGAGACAAAGTGGTTAAACTTTCCTCACAAGAGGTTTAATATATGGTATCCGTAGTAGCTGCAACCTATTGCGGATATTTTTATTTTCAATTAATAACAGCTAATCCAAATTGATTATGAGAAAAATTAAATCGCATTGGGAATATGTGCTTTATATTATGTTTTTTTTCGGTATTTTTGTTCTCATATTTACTTTGGTAGCTTGTTTATCACAAAACCGTAATATATCAATTCTAATAGGATTTATTATTGGATATTTTATTTTTGTATTACTAATTGCAATAGACTATTTTAAGAAAGCTTCTTGCTTATTTGATTAAGTTGTTCAATTAATTCTTCTATTCCTTCTATATGTTTTATTCTTTTTAAAGCATCTATTATTATGACAATATCCTTTTTATTCATTTCTATATGATAAGATTTTGTGATATTATTTATGTATTCTATAAACATTCTTCTTTTACCTTCATCACAATTATGCTTTAATGCTGATATACAGGCGTTCAATGAACTAAAATATTCCCCATATTTATGATATGTAAAAAATTGAATATCATTTATATGATTGTAAAATAAACTGTCAGAAGCGATGTCTGCATATCTATTATCTAAGTCTCTTATTTTTTTATTAATTATTTCATGATTAAAATAAAAACCACCTCCTACTATAGCAATTAATATTGTAGTGCAAAAGGCTAATATACCCACAAGTATTCCTAACCAATCCGCTTTCATTGGTTCACATCTAAGACTTACCAGGCAAATAGAAGCAATGCTTATAATGAGGGAAGCAATGCTAATCATTAAAGTAGCTTTCTGTTTCATAATATAATAATGTATAATCCACTCTAATAGTTAAATAATGTTTTATGCTGAAATAAATTCAGCAAAACCCTTGATTGCTGAAAATAAATCAGTATATTTGCATCATCGAAACATCGCAAAGATACGCAACTTTGAAATGATTCGCAATAGTACATTTATATTAAAATTAAAAAGATACGATTATGAACGCATTTACATTCTTAACAGAAAACGGTAAATTCAATAACAGTGAGATAATGAAACACGCTCACATCTTGAAGGCGTATCGTCGTATCTCTTTGAGTGAAGCATTGAAGCAGGCTTGGTTCTTGGCAAAGAGACAACAGAGAGAATATAGAGAGATTGAAGAGGAAAAGAAGTCATATAAGCCGGAGTTTCCTAAAAAAGAAGGTAATGTATTGAAAGCGTTCTTTACCGGAAATCATGCTGATTATATAAATCGTGATAGTTCTTGGAGATAAAATATAACCCGTAAAAAGGTAGTCTGATAATCCGACATAAAGCACCTACGACAATCAGCGCTGTGAGTAAGGGAAACCAGTCGGGCGGGGAATAAAAGCCCGTATCAACGTAGAGAATATTTGCTACGGGCACAAAGGTAAACCGATGAATCCTAATTCGGGATGGGAGGATTAACCCTCAAAAATGAATCCGTGTTCAGGGCACGTTAAAGTAGCCTGCGCAGATAAGCATTATAGCCGATGCGGAGTATAGCGTAATAGCCAACCAGCGATGATATGAGCGGAAGGAAGCAACGTGAGTAAGTAATATATCGAAAAAATCAGCCTGAAAAACATCGTCTTTATCAGTAAGAAAACGGGAATAGGCGTCCGTACGCTGATTGTAATATAGCCCTACTGACAGTTTGAAACTGGCATCCGGTAGTGAGAATCGGGTAGGGCACTTTTCTGTAGTGTTTTATTTTGTGTTTGTGTGTTGTATAGTGTACGGTCTGTGAAGATAGTGCACTTTTTTTAATTAATCGGGCGGATGTGTATATCGTGGCTGAAACTGCGGTGAGGTGCACCAATATTCCGTGAGACCGGTTCGACTCCGGTTCCGTCCACAATAATAATCAAATAATTAATCTTATGGAAAAAGAAATTGTAGTTGACGAAAGCTATCAGACGAGAAAACTGTTTGATAAAATGAAAGTAGGGGATATCTATAAAGTTCCCTATGATAAATCCCGACATACAGGAATAAAATCAGAAGCTGCACGTAGAAATCGTGATGCTCGATTAACTAAAAAATTAAAGTCAAATATAGATTTGATGTTTCGGGTTTCAGAAACCGCAAATCCCGGATATACTTCTATTATTAGACTAAAGTAATATTTGATAACCATGCAAAGAGTATTGACTGAACTTACTCCTGAATGTGAACTGACCACCCAGATGTATATTTCAGGATTAGAAAAAGAAGAAATTGCTGAAATAAAATGTCGGGCATCTAGTACTATCAATAACCAGTTACAAAAAGCTTTTCAGGTTCTTAATGTCAAAAATGGAAGGCAGTTATGTCGTAGGTTTTATGAAAGGATTTCAGGAATTGAATTTACTTTTGATTTTTCCCCTGTTGTACGTGCATCTACGGCTTGGATATTTATTGGTATATTTTCCTTTTCTCTTTTTCATGAGCAAGGCGACATGAGAAGAAGTAGGAGAACAACGGTGGAAACTTCTGTAAGAGCAAGAAGAGTATAATAGCTATTTGCTGTCTAATATTAACTATAAAAATAGATTCTATGAAAACAATTCATAAAATACAAAATGTAATTGCGGTCATTGCTTTGGGGATGTCTATGCATTTAGCGACGCAATTGGAAATAACTACTAAAGAGACTATATCAGCCGTTATAATGGTAGTTCTTACTATAGTAATGTTACTAGAAAGAAGTTATAAAGAAGTTCAATCAAAAGAATAGGAGGATATAGAAATGATTGGAGTAGAAAGAATCTCAAATGACACTAGGCTAGTAGATATGACAGTTGGAGAATTAAAAGCCGTGCTTCAAAGTTCTATGTCGGTACAAAAGTCAGATGGACAAAAAAAGCTAGTTTACGGATTACAGGGGCTAGCTGATTTGTTACATTGTACTAAAAGGCATGCTTCAAAAATCAAATCTTCCGGGATATTGGATGAAGCAATCAAGCAAAGAGGAAGAACTATTGTAATAGATAGTGATCTAGCTCTGGAATTATTCGGAAATCGCAAATAACCATTCATTTATTAATTAACCCAATGCCGACACCCCAGGATGTCGTAGGGTGCGAGTCCCTGTATTTGAGTTTTACATGTTCTATACTATCCTAGTGTCCGTTGGTTCGGTATCTAGGAACAATCTTTTTTGTATATTAAAATTTTCGAAAGCGTCGGTTTGTGAAAATAGACGCTTTATTTTCGATTAACCACTTTAATAATATATAATCATGTCAGAAACAGTAACAGGATTTAAGGGATTTGATAAAGACCTTAAGTGTAGAGACTACCAATATGAGGTAGGAAAGAAGTTCGAGGAAGAAGGAAAGATTGAAGCTTGCTCAAATGGTTTTCATTTTTGTGAAAATCCTTTCGATGTATTAGGGTATTACCCGCCATCTACCGAGAAAGGATCAAGCAGATATTGTATAGTGAAAGGAAGCGGTAATATTGATAGGGATGGTGATGATACCAAAGTAGCTTGTTCCAAATTACATATTTCAGCAGAAATAGGACTAAAGGGAATTATAGAAGCAGGAGTGAAATTTATCTTAGACAAAGTAAATTGGAAAGATAATAAGGAATCGAACACCGGATACCGATCAGCAGCAACGAACACCGGATACCGATCAGCAGCAACGAA